CCCCAGTCGTCGGCCAGCATGTCGGTTTGGCTGGCGAGCCATCCCATCAGAATTTCGCCGGTGGCCGTCTTCATGGTGATGCACGGCAGCGGCTTGCCCGCCTTCAGCGCCTCGATGGCCAGGCCAAATGTCATGCCGGAGGTAGGCCGGTATGCGGCATCAAACTGGGCCTTCGGGCTCCAACTGATGTACCCGACGTGACGGGAGTCATTGGACTTACCGCCGTCCATGTACTCCACCAGATAGCCGTCATCCGCACCGTTTTCATCGGCTGGCAGCGTCCAGCCACGGTAGTCGTTGTAAGCCTGTCGGGTCATCGGCTGGGCCGTGACCATCTTGGTTCCAATGTGCAGTTGCATCTCGTTCCCCTGTTAAAAAATCAGCGGCGCACCAGGTCATCAGGCCCAGCCACCTGGGCAATGGCCGCCCGCACAGCCTCAGCCGCGTGCTCGTAGTCCTTGCGCAGCTCGGCACTGACGATTCTGTCCAGCTCGTACATGGCATTGCGTGCCTGCTGGCTGGCCCGGCGGATGGCGGCGGGGGTTTTCACGTCAATCAGCTGGTTTTTCTTCGATCACCAGGCGGCGGCCACTGGTGAGGTAAGTTTCTGTCATCTGCGTGGGCTGGTCAATCTGAACGGGGCTGGGTTGGTCAACCCACTCACCAGCCTCGTTCTTGTGTTGCACGGTCACGCGCACAGGCCGGTTGCTGGTGTCTGCGTTTTCGATGCGGATCATCTTGGTCATTGGTTTTCCTTCAGTTGTGGTACTCGGTCACTCGGTCCCGTCGTGACACGGTGGCGGTTCGGGCACTCCACGTGGGAGCATTCCCAAAATTCGTTCTCACCCGCAGGCCTGTGGGTGCTGCCCTTGTGCTGGCAAACAGGGCATGGCTTGGGTTCGGGTTTCTTGCTCACGCCCTGCCCCGCCCACCGTTTCCGCCAGGGTTGTTGATGCTGGTCGCGCTTTCGCCCTTGGGCGCGTTGCCCGGTGTCACGCGCACGTTGGGCGCAGCGCCCCGGCCAGGCAGCGTCACCGGGTTGCGCCCGGCGGCGCTCGGCACCGGGTAGGCATCGCCCTTCTTGCGCTGCTCTTCCAGCATGGCCTCGATCTCGTCGGGGTCATACCCCAGCTCGGCCCACACCAGCCGGTGCGGCAGGCCCAGGGCGATGTACTTCAGTGCCAGGTCAGCCGCCTGGTTGAAGGTTTCGGTGCGCCGCTCGGCAAAGCGCACGGCAAATTCATCGGGCGCGGGGTCAATGCCTTTGAACAGCAGGTGCACCCGGAAGGCGGTCATGTACGCGCTGGCCAGCGTGTCCTGCAGGCCGTCTACCTCGGCGTAGTAGTCGCGCTTCAGGTCTTCCAGAATGTCGCGGGCCATGCCCTCGGTGTAGCCAAACAGGCCTTTGGGTGCGGGGCTGCCTGCAAAAAAGGTGTCCAGCAGGTGGGCCACGTCGGCAATGTCGCCCAGCGTGGCATCACCCTGAATGGCCTGCACCCCGCCCTTGCGGTTCAGGTAAAAGTCGGTGGTGATTTCGCCCTTCTGCCCCTCCACTTCCTTGCGGTAGGCAGTCAGCGCGGGGCCATCAGCCCCTTCCAGCACGTGGGCCAGGCGCAGCGGCGCACGCATGCGGCGGCGTATCACCAGGTCTTCCTCGGTCATCACCAGCTTTTTCCAGACGGTGCAGCTGGCGTCCAGCCAGGGGCGGCCCATGCTGCCCAGGTCGTCAAAGTTGTAGGGGTCAAGCCTGCACAGCATCAGCTGCCAGGCGGCAAAGTTGGCCAGCACCGCGCCGGTCATCACGTCGCGCTGTTCAAAGGCGTTGGCAGGGTTGGCAAACCGGCCCGATGAGTTGGTCATGGGCACGATGGTTTCGCTGGGCATGCGAATGGCCGACACCACGTCGCGCCGGGCATCGTCCAGCACCAGTTGCAGGGGCAGGTTGCCTTCCATCAGCAGGCCACGGGCATCGCTTTTCAGCTTCTGGCTGTTGTTCAGCTGCAAGCGGGCGTGAAACGCCGTCCACTCGCGCTTCAGGGTTTCGCTGCTGAAGCGCTCGCTCACCTGCATCAGCAGCCCGCCCTTGATCACATCGCGCGCCACCCGGCTGTGCACGGTTTTTACCCGGCCGTCCTGCTGGTCCATGGTGCGCATCAGCCGCACCTGGGTTTTGCGGTCAAAGTCGATCCACATGGTGCGGTACAGCCGCTCCATGGCGTCATCGCTGGCCAGGCGGTCGCCGCGCTCGCTGCCCACATTCATGGCGCTGGGCATCAGCTTGGCAAACAGGCCGGCCACGTTGGCCATGCCGGTTTTCAGGGGGGAAATGATGTTCATGGTCAGTCAGTGCCCGTAGGTTGGCAGGCCCAGCAGCTCGTCGCGGCTCACCTTGCGTTGCGAAATCACGGTGGGCGCGTCGGCCAGGCCACGGGTCAGCAGGGCGTACACCGCTGCGCACACCGCGTCAAACAAGTCGTCGCCCACCTTGCGGTTCACCATCTGAAAGCTGCTGTAGCTGGCCTGGGTGGGCACGGCTTTCATGTTGCCCAGCTGGCGCACAAAGGCCAGCCACTCTTCGGGCTCGCGCTCGTCCATGGTGTCCACGTAGGGGAAGGCGGCCCGGTTGCTGTGGAAGGCCTCGCGCACGGCGCTGGCCATCACGTGTTTGGTCATGCCCTCAAACCGCATGGGGGCAAATGCCCACTCAGCCCAAGTGCTGCCGGTGCTTTGGCCGTCGCCCACGGTTTCGCGGTTGATAGGGGTCAGCCCGCGCCTGAACAGCTCGTCGTTCACCCCGGTCAGCATGCCCACGCCGTAGGCATCGCCAATGGCGTAATCGGGGCGGAAGTAGTCCCACAGCGCCACCAGGTCACGCGCCAGCGTGCTGTCACTCACGCCAGGGGCCCACAGCTTCACAAACGGAAAGGTCACCCAGTTGCCCAGCTGCTCGCACACCACCAGCGAACTTTTGGATGCCGCCGGGTCTTCGCCGTGGCCGGTGTGGTCATACCCAAAACTCAGCAACCCCCGGCGCTTGTAGCGCACACCCGGCAGGGGCTCGGCCCGCACCAGCCCGGCCTCGAGGCCCAAGGCGTTGGCCCGCTTGATGTGCTGCTCCCAAATCCAGTTGCGGGCGCGGATGTTGCGGCACAAAAACTGGCGTATGTACTCTTCATCAGGCAACTGCGCCTGCATGCTGGCCGCCCAATGCGGGTCCACCATGCCCAGCGCCACGCCCAGGTGCACGTCCACTGCGGGCAGCAGGTGGTAGCCACCGCTGGCAATCAGGCTTTGCAGCACGTCAGCGCCCTTGTACACACCGCTGATGCGCACTTTGGGCTTGAATTCGGTTTCCCGCTTGTCCACCCCCAGCCGACGCGCCGCACCCAGCATGGGCAAAAACCGGCTCAGCAGCCGGTCTTGGGGCATGTCGTCGGTTTCTTCCAGGCTGGCCAGGGTGATGCTGTCGCCGTCAATCTGGCTCATGATGCCGTAGGCACAGGCCTTGCTGCCGTTCACAAACTGGTAGGCCATGTCTTTCAGCTGGGGGCGGCCTTGCTTGTGGGCAATGAAGGCACCCAGCATGGGGCTGCGCCTGATGGCGTCAATGTGGTAGTTCAGGTTGTTCTGGCTCTGCTGCATGCGCGGGGCAACAATGCCGCACTCCTGGTAAGGCGTGGTGGCCAGCTCTTCCAGAATGTGCATTTCTTTCACGGCTGTTTTGCCCGTGCGCCGGCATGAAAAGTCCACCGTGTCTCGGTGGTCATCCATCTCCTGCATCTTCAGCACCTGAATGGGGTCTAGCTCCACGTTGTGCACATACTTGTGCCACAGGGCGTGGGGCCTGATGCCCGTCACCGGGTCAGGCTGGGCAAACCGCATGATTTCCTGCTCAGCCACGATGGAGCTTTTCGCGCGCTGCGCGGCGCTGATGCGGCTCATTTTTCACCACCCCGCGCCTGAAACTCCACCAGCACCGGGTCAGCCTTGGTGCGCTGCTGGGCTTGGGCAATCAGGTCTTTGGCGCCCTGGGTGGCTTCCAGCATGCGGGCCCCAAAGCTTTGCAGGGTTTCGCGGGTGTCGGCATCCAGTTGCAGGCGGCCATTCAACATGCCGTCTTCGTCGTCGGCCTTCTTCACCGTCATGCCCAGGTCGCTCATGCTCAGGCCCAGGCGGCTCACCAGCTCGGTCAGGGGCTTGAACGCCGGGTTGCTGGTGTAGTTGTGGATGTACTGGCGCTTGCCAGCATCGTCCACATAGGTCAGCGTTACCGGGTTGCCCTCGCGGTCCAGCTCCACCTTGGGCGCTTTGATCAGCACGCCAAGCCCCAACACCTCTTGAATGCACATCTGCAACATGGCCGTCAGGCTGGCTTGCAAGTCGGCATGAATGCCGCCCAGCACACGGGGGTCGCGCTGCTCGAACGCGGCGTGGTGCAGCATGAAAATTTCGGTCTGCTTCACGCACGCGGGCTGCGCGGCGCACCAGTCGCGCCCCACATCGCACCGGGCACAAAAGGCGTACCCATCCGGCTTGGCCGGAAAGTAGGTGGCCACACGGGCATTCATGCCGTGCTTCATGGCGTTGAAGCGGGTGCGCCGGGTTTCTTCTGCAGTGGGGTGCCCGGCCAGGTTGGCACCGGTAGCGGCCTTGCCCTCGTCAGTGCGGGGGCCGGTGCTGGTTTGGTGCGCCTTCAGCAGCGCCACTTCCCACGTGGCCTGCGGCTGGTGGGCTGCATCGCAATGCGGGCAGTTGGCAAAGTAGCGGTAAGGGTGGTGGTCGCGCTCGGGCGCGTCCTCAATCAGGTCAGGCGCAGCCGCAAACGACCGCTTGCATTCACCGCAGCGGAAGTTGACTTGCGAAAGCTGGGCCGACCAATCGTGATGAGGCATGCCCCATCATCGCGGCCAATTTCAGGCAAAAAAAGGGGGCTTTACGCAAGCCCCGTTTATGTTTGTAGCTGTGGATTTTGCACTGAAAACGGTGGTGTGAAAACCATCAATTCGAGCGCGCCTGTTCCTTTTCGGCCATGGCTTGCTCATAGTAGTCACCGCCGTAGTGCGTTTTCCCGGTTTTTTTATCGTAGAACCGCTGCCACGTGTCGCCAACACGGGTCGTTTTGATCAGGTTACTTTGGTCCAAATTCGTGGGCAAACAAATTGGCGGATTCGCGCTCGGGTCCATAAAAAATCTCGGCTCAGGCCGCTTAATAAACATTTCGTTGCTCCTTTAAAAGTCACGCATCCAACCGGGCTAGGTTGGTGATCAGGTTATACACAAACCACCCGTCATCCACCACAAATATCTGCGGCTTTGCGGTGGCCGCGTCTCGCATCAACCCAATGCCATCAGAGAACTGCTCGAACGACACGATTTTGCTGTAAGGAATTTTCTTGCTGGTGCGCTTGCCCACAAAAAACAGATTCTTGTTGGTGGCCACCAAAAAACCACCGTCAATCCGCTTGCGATCAGTCGTGTAAACCGGTTTGGCCTTGAAGGCTCCCACCCGGTAATACAGGCCAGACATCACCCTGATGCTTACGCCCTATATGTAGTTATGCGTCGTCATCAAGGCGCTCGCCGCGTGTGATCTTGTCGATTGCTTTGCCAGGCTCTTCTTTGGCCATGATCGAGCGCACTTCGGCTTCATCGTCGGCGTAAACCTTGGCCGTCCAGCACTCACAAGAAATGCGCGTGCCGACCTGCTTTGTCTCGCTAAAGCTCACTTCCCATTCGTACATGCTCATCCTTTCTCGCCCGTCAGGGCATAACTCTGCGCTCAAGCGGGACCGCTGCGCGGCCCCTTAGCTTCTGTGTTCTCCCACCAGTCACGCCAGCCGAAAAAAAACCGGGCACAAAGGCCCGGCGTGAATCAACGCCAAGCGTCGAAAGGGAGGCCACGCGAACGCGGCGATTCGCAGTATGCCAGTTACGCCGCCCTGGCCCACTGTGAACCACAGGACAAAAGTTTGAACGATGGGGGCCTTACAACAGTCACCCTCATGGTTCGTGGTGTGCCCAGTACGGGGAGCCAACTCGCAGCACTGTGAACCCTTGTGCGCCCATTCAGGCGCACAAGGCATTCCGGTAAGTACTCCACCTCCACGGTGGCGTCGCTGACAACAATTTCCTTCACGAACGACGCCACAAACGCCCGCAGCTTCTTCGGGTCTTGGCAGTCCATCACCACGCCCCGCAACACTTCGGCCACTTCGTGTGGATCCGCGTCTGGCAAGTCGCCGGGCGATATCGGTTCGGCGTCCAGGTCCACCATGGCCAGCTCCAGGCGCTTCAGCTGCTCGTTGAGCTCGCGCAAACGGGCGCTCAGGTCGCCCAAATTGGGGGCACCCACGCCGTGCAGCTCAAGCAGGCCGTACAAATTGCCCCGCGCTTTCTCAATCCGTCGCATTTCAGCCACCAGCCCGGTGCGTCGGCCCGAGCGGTCTTTGACCCACTCACGGCGCTGCTCTGCCGCCTGGGCAAACACGTCCACCATGCGTTCAGGGGTCAGCACTTCGTCCAGCAGACGGCCCAGCATCCAGTCGTCAAACAGTTCGGCCCTGAACTTTTTGAACGCGCAGCGGTGCTTGCCGGTCAGCGAGTCGCGGCAGCCGTAGTAGTGGTACACCTTTGATCGCCCCGAGCCGCTGCACGTTTGCAGGCCTGCCCCGCACACCCCGCACTTCAGCAGGCCGGTGAACGCAAAGTTGCTGCGCGGCTGCCCGCCCACGTTCATGGGTTGCCGGTCTGAAACCATGGTTTGCACCTTTTCAAAATCGCCTGGGCTCACAACGCCCTCATGGCTGTTGACCCGCACCCAGTCAGATGGCGGGTTGGGCTTGCGCCCCTTCGATGTGCGGTTGAACACGGTTTGCCCCGCGTACACCTCGTTTTTCAGCACGTAGTTCACGGTGCCCTTGCCCCAGCGCTGGCCACGCATGCTCAAGCCTTGGGTGTTGAGCTGAATTGCAATCATCTTGGTGCCCCAGCCGTTCAGCGCCATGGTGAACAGTTGCTTGACCAGCGGCCCCTCTGTGGGGTGCAGCGTCAGGCGCTTGCGCTTGCCCTCGGGCACAGCCACGTAGCCAAATGGCACCCGGCCACCCAAGTAAAACCCGTCGCGCGCGGCCTTGAGCATGGATCGCTTGGTATCGGTGGACACCTGGCGCGAATACCGCTCATCGATGACCGAGCCAATGGCGTCAATGAACCAGCCGTCATCGGTGCGAATGTCCACCTCTGTGCTGGAATAGATCAGCCGCGTGCCGTATTTCTCCAGCAACCCCTTGTAGTGGCCAGCGTCCAGGTGGTTGCGGGCAAACCGGCTGCTGCTCCAGCACAGGAAGTAGTCCACATCCATCATGGCGCAGTAGGTCAGCGCGTCCTGAAAGGCCGGGCGCTTGTCGGTGGTACCGGAAATGCCACCGTCCACAAACTCACGCACCACGGTCAGGCCCATGGCTGCCGCCTTGGATCGGCAGTGGTCAAGCTGGCTTTCAACGGGCAGGCCGTCATCGGCCTGGCGCTTGGTGCTGACGCGGGCGTAAATGACAGCCTTTTTCATCGTGCCCCCACTCTACGCGGTGCCGTGAGCCGGCCAATGTGAGAAATGCTCAGTTCTTCATCCAACTCAACGCGCAACCGGTCTTTGATGGCCATGTCTGACAGCCCCATGTCAACCAGCGTTTCCACATACCGGTTGCGCTGGAAGCGCTTGAAGCTGCCGTACCGGCGCATTTGCAGCTCGATCATCGAGCCCGACTCGGAATGCATCTCCTGCGCGGCATCCAGCACGCGCCACATGGTCATGAAGTGGTCGTAGCCGATGGCATGGGCCAGGGTCAGCCACACGGCGGGCAGGCCCATTTCCTCCAACTCGCGAAATCGGGCATCGGCCGAAAGT